AAAGGACTTCTTGTCTGGCTTGGTTCCAGATATGACAACACGATGGTCTTCAGATATGGAATAGCTCTCCCCATCGTAGGTTAAGTTGGCCTCGAACGTTCGAAGTCCTTTATCGTACTGGGAAACCCTTACAATTTCAGGAATTTTTCCCGGAACGAGATCCAATACAACGCTTATCATAATACCATTCCTCCTGCTTTAAAGCAATCAAAACAACCGTTTAAAACCATGTACAATATTGCACTGACCGGGGCTCTCCCTTACCCGCTGACCTTCGTCAGGATTCCGTTCACGTATGTCAGTGTCTTTCCGCTTATCGTCACCGTCCCGGTATAGCCGGTGCTGAAGGATGAGCCGTCAGACGTCACCCTAAGCTTTGTCGTGTCGATATACAGACACCCCGCTTCAACCTTGATACCCTTGTAGGTTACGCCATCTGAAGTCAGATTCATCCGGCTCACCTTGGCATTGTATTCGTCGTACTTTCCCTTCTCCGCGAAGATCAATGCGTTCAGCAGATGAACGGCACAGTTCATGTACCACCCTTCCTCCGTCACCAGTTCCGAATCCGGAGCATAATACTGCGTCCTTGACGTAAAGGTTTCGTCCCCCTCAGCGTAATAGCCGAAGCCGATATACTTGGCATTATCTGTACACACATTGAAGCTCAGGCCGTCCTCGGTGTTGCTCATCTTCAGGTTTGAGATCTGGGCCATTGTCTTTCCGGATTCCGTACTGTCCACAAACTTGATAGCCTTATTCACCAGATGGAGCGGCGAGAAATAATACCAGCCGTACTCCCCGGCAATCGATGCGTCTCGGAAGTATCTGGTATGTGCGTTAAGGCCACCGCTCTCCGTGTTGTAGTATCCAAAGCTCAGGTAGTAGCCCTTTTCCGACAGCGCATAGCTGACGCCTCGCTTACCGGTGTCTGTGTCATAGGTCGACCAGATCTTGCCGATCTCCGTCCCCTTGTAGTAGATCTTCATGCCGTTCTTATCGATGAGCGTCTCCAGCTGGTCGGAATTATTGACGACCTGCAGACTGGCATCACTCGTACCGCCCACAATGACATCACTTCCGGTGATGGCTCCGGCGTATATGAAGATGCCGTCCTTATCCCAGATACCGACGATATCGCCGTCCGCATTTAAGACCATCAGCTCTCCGTTGACGTCATCCTCGCCACCAAGGGTCAGGACACCACCTTTGATTCGGTCTGCCTGCATGGTGCCGGACACGATGAAGTCCGCATTGAAGGCTCCGTCAATCGTCCACGCCGTCGTGAACGGCCCGTTGTAGCCGTTCTTAGAAAAGCCGATGCCGTTCACGTTCATTCGGATCACGTTCACCGCCGTTGCGATATCATCTGTATCCATTATGAGGATCTCATTCGGCTGGCCCGCAGCGTTGACGTTCATCACCACGTGGCCGCCGAGGCCGCCCTGTATGAGCTTTGTTGCATAACTGATGGCCTTCTGCATAAAGCTCGTCGTCTTCTTCTGGGAAGACTCGATGTTCTGCTTGTTCGCGGCAATCACGTCCGACAGGTTTGTCCGTGCGCTGCCGATCTCGATGGAGTCATAGCGCTCAAGCAGAACGTTGTAGACGGTCTTTATGACCTTTGCCGTTGCGCTCACGCCGAGCATCGGAAATTCCACCTCGATCTGGTCACAGAGATTGACGCGTTCCAAACAGGCGATGTCCTTGTAGTCCTCCGTCTGCCAGAGAGCAATAAAGGATACCGAGATATTGACGTCCGGCACGCCGATGTCATTGTTCTCGATGTACTTTTCTGCCCGTACCTCCAGCTGTTCCTTTGTGGGTGCAGATTCATATTCCTGAGAGAGATCCAGCACCATCGTCATATGGAACGGATACTTGTCGGCGTTATCGGAGTAGACCACATCGCCCAGCACCTGCGTGACGCCGTCCTCTCCTTCCTGCCTCCAGAACGGAAGAACGCCGGTCACCGTGCTTTCTATGGATTCCTCCTGCTTGATGTCCGTGATGTTCTTTCCGTAGCGGAGCACGATCCCGGTATCATAGCCTCTGGCCTTATGGAGCCGCACCGTCCAGTTGTCCCATTCATATTCACCGCCGTACACATCAAGCACCGAGCCGCTCGTACCTCCAAGCTGTGAGCGGATAGATGCCGGAGTGTCAATCGTATAGGTGCCCTCCGTCGTAACATCCGACTCAAAGGAAAAACGGGCACTCCTCCGCTGCATTTGCCTTAAGGAGCTTTAAGGCCCCCTCCGCACTCGATGCCGTCTCATCCGTCGGCACTGCAGGGATGAGGGAAAGCCTGTAGCTGATATGACGGGCATACACCGTCACGACACCGTTCAGCGGCTTTGAAATCTGGTAAATGCGAAACGGCTGTGGATCTTTCCCGTCTGCAGGTACGGCATAGATGATCCGGCTGAGCGCAATGTCACCATAGTGTTCCCCGGAGATCGGATAATCCATCTCCAGTTCGAACTGGCCGTTCCTCTCCTCCGTCACCTTGCAGGACTTTGCCGAGGAAAGCCTCCCCAGCCCATTTGTTTTAAATGTGGATGCCGCAGCATCGAACAGTACAGGTATCATAAAATCCACCACCTTGGTATAATCTGAATCTTTTTACACGTCGCCGACCGTGACAGCATTCTTCCCGGCATAAAGCACCGGAAAGTCTGTATCCCAGATCGTCACATAGCCGTTTGCGTTATTGCTCTCGTAATAAGCGTCCATCATTTCACAGTCCACATCGATGTATTCATACGGGTGCTCCGCAACCGTCACGATCTGACCGGCAATACTGAATGTCCCCGCGCCATACACACGGATGACGGGCCGCGAGGAAAAGTCCGTCGGATTTAAAAGGCTCCCATCCTCCGTAAAGCTGTGTATCTTCTCGCCGTTCTTTAAAAAGCGCTGCGGCTTACAGTTGAACTCAACCGTAAAAGAGCCCTCCCGAAGGAAGGCTCCGACGTCCGGCTGCAGCGGCCCCTTGTATAATGCCATCCGGTATTCGTCCGGATGGTAGGTGTCCTCCAGCCTCTTATATCCTGTGCAGGATAGCAGGTAGCTCCTGAAACCGGCAAAATTCACATCGAAATCGTCTTTGATGAAGGCGTCATATTTGACCGTGATGTTCTTGTACCTGTGGTTGTCCAGAATCAGGTTCCCGCTCCGGCCCGGAATCTCGATCTCGTCATAATCCCGCTCCGGTGCATCGTAGGTTCCGTCCCCGGATATATACAGCGCAAAGTCACGGCTGCTCCTGTTCCCAAAAACAAAATATCCTATCACGCGAAGATCGCCTCCTTCCTTGCTACGTTCATGTTGATGCGCTCCTCGATGATGTCCGCAAGCTCAGACACATCCTGTCCCTGTGCTCCATATACATTGATGGTCACACCGCCATAGTTGATGTTCTGCACGGCTTCGTTTGTCCGCTGGACTGCCGACTGGATCATATCCATCAAGCTGTTCGTTCCGACCACCGCTTCACTCCCGGCTTCTCCTCCGGCAAGGAGCTTATTTCCCTTCATGCCAAAGATCGTCGGCGAATTAAGGATCATACCGCCATCCATCGCCTTCTTGTACCAGCTGATGGAGAAATGCGGCACCGACGGCGGGTTAATCGAAAACGACCCGGAAATCGACAGGTGCGGCAGCTTTAAGTGCGGCAGGCTCCACGAGAAATTGAATGCCGACTTGATCCTGTTAATCGCATTCTGAACAGCGGCCTTTGCCGCATTGATCGGTGTCGTAATCGCATTCTTGATCGAATTAAAAATCGACGTCGCCGTGCTCTTTGCCGCATTGAAGCCGCTGCTGATCGTGCTCTTTATGCTATTTACCACAGAGCTTATGGTGCTCTTGATACCATTCCAGATGCTGCTCACCGAGGACTTCAGGCCATTCAGCACACTGGTGACAGACGACTTGATGCCGTTCCACGCCGAGGTGACCACAGACTTCACAGAATTCATCACCGAAGAGATCGTGCTCTTTATTCCGTTCCACGCTGTACTCACCACTGTCTTTATCGCTGTAAGGACAGTCGAGACTGCAGCCTTTATCGCATTCCAGACTGTGGTTATCACAGTTTTGATGGCATTCAGCACCGTGGTAATAACCGTCTTGATAGCATTCCATACCGTGGTGACGACCGTCTTGATCGCCGTAAGCACCGTGGTGATGGTAAGCTTTATCGTATTCCAAGCCGTCGTAATAGCCGTCTGTATCGCAAGAAGTATCGGCTGCAGCAAGGTCTTGATCGCATTCCACACCGTGCTGATCGTGGTTTTGATTGCGGTCAGCGCTGTGGAAATAATGCTCTTAATCGTCTCCCACGCCGTCGTAAGGTAACTGCCGAAGTTCTGCCAGATGAACTGCCACGGGATGGTCAGGATCTGGAAGGCCGCGCCGATCAACTCCTTGATAAACAGAATGCCGGTCTTCACGATATTCTTCATAGTCTCCCAAACCGTACTGAGCGCCCCGGAGATCGCATTCCATATGGTAGACATCACCGTCTGGATGGCTGTGAGGATTGTGGTAATTGTTGTCTTTATCACATTGAAGGCTGTTGTAATCCCGGTCTGGATTGCTGTCAGTGCACCCGTCACCACGCCCTTGATGCCTGTCCAGATGCCGGTAAAGAAGCTGACGATCCCGTTCCAGATGCCCTCGAAGAAGGTCTTAATTCCCGTCCAGACCGTCGTCCAGTCCGTGCCAAACCAGCCAAGGAACGTATCGACCAGCCCCTGCAGCATACCAAGCACTGCCGAAAGGATGCCCTTGATGCCTTCCCACACTGAGGAGAAGATCTCCTTGATGCCCGTCCACAGCTGCTGCCAGTTTCCGGTAAAAAGCCCGATAAACACATCGAGGATTCCGGTGATTACGCCCAGCACCGTCTGCAGGACGGATGCGATGATATTAAAGGCTCCCTCAAACACAGGAGCAAGCAGCTCACAGAAGCCGTTCCAGATCGCACTGATGGCCGAGGTAACATCCGAAAAGCTGATGCCAAGCGCAGCAAGACGCTCCTTGATCCCCTCGATAAAATTACTGATGGTGTCCTTGATCTTCTGCCATGTCGAAAGGATCGCTTCCCGGAATTCATCATTCGTATTCCAGAGGTGCATAAAGGCCGCAACCAGCACCGCGATAATCGCGATAACAATACCAATCGGCCCGGTGAGTGCCGTAAAGGCTCCCTTCACCTTTGTAAGGCCCACAGCGATCTGCGGAGCGTAGGTCATAAGCTGCCCCACGCCTACCATGAGCTTTCCGATCACAACGAGCAAAGGCCCGATGGCCGCTGCAATAAGTCCGATCTTTACGATCTTGTCCTGCATCTCCGGAGAGAGATTCTGAAGCCACGATACGATGTCCGTAATCTTCTGGATTACCGGCGCGAGGTACTTTGCCAGCAGTTCACCGATGGTCGTCATCAGAACGTCCACCGAGGATTTCAGCTGCTCGATGCTGCCGCCGAAGCCGCTCATCATGGCCTCGGCCATTTCATTCGTTGTTCCGGAGCAGTTGCTTAAGGAATCGCTTAGATCCGATACCTCTTCCGGAGCCGTGTTGATGAGTGCCAGCCACGGAGCCATCTGGTTTTTCCCGAAGATGGCAGATGCCGCAGCGATCTGCTCCGACTCGGATAGATTCGAAAAGGCATCATGGAGCTCCTTCTGGATCTGTGCGGAATCCTTCATAGTGCCATCCGCATTCGTGACGGAGATTCCCAGCTGATCCATCATCTCCGCACCGTCCTTCGCCGGAGATACCAGCCTTGCGAGACCTGTCTTTAACGAGGTCGCAGCCACATTGGCATCAATACCGTTGTTGGCCATCACGCCCATATACAAGGCCGCATCATCCACACTGTACCCGGCAGCCGAAAAGATCGGTGCCGCAATGGACATAGCCTCAGAAAGGCTGTCTACATCCAGTGCGGAATTATTACAGGCCGAAGCAAATACATCGGCATAATGCGATGCCTCATCGAAGGAGCCGTGAAAGCCGTTGATCGTTGCCACAAGGCCGCCGGACACTGTATCCAGATTGCCGCCTTCACCGGCAGCAAGGTTCATGGCCGGTGCCAGCGCCGCAGCAGCTTCCTCCGCCGTAAGACCTGCTCGGGCAAAGTTTAACGACGCCGTTGCCGCATCACTCATACCGAAGGTCGAGTTTGCCGCCGCCTCTTTCATTGCGGCATTCAATAGCTCTGCCTGCTCCTCGGAGTTACCCATTGTGGCATTGGTCAGCTGCATGGTCTTATCGACCTCGGCAAACTTCGTCGCTGCAACCGTTCCGGCTGCAACCAGCGGTACCGTCACGCCTGTGGTGAGTGTCTTGCCGACGGACTCCACTCCGGAGCCGACCTTCTTAATCTTCTCACCGGCAGCCGCGATGTTCTGCACCGCTGTCCCGGACTTGACCGCCTCTTCCTCAAGGCTCTTTAGGGCCTGCTCGGTTTCAATGATCTCCCGCTGCAGGGCATCATACTTATCCTGCCCAAGGTCACCGTTTTCCAGCTGCTGCTTGGCCTGCTCCTGCGCCTGCTTTAAGGAATCGAGCTTCTCCTTTGTCGCGCCGATGGATTCCTTTAAGGCCTTTTGCTTCTGCGACAAAAGCTCCGTGTTCGTCGGGTCGAGCTTTAGGAGCTTATTGATATCCTTCAGGGAGGTCTGGGTGGTTTTTATGGTGCTGTTGACATTCTTCAGGGCTTTTTCAAGACCGGTAGTATCGCCGCCGATCTCAACCGTGATGCCCTTTATTCTGTTGGCCATATCCTCCCCTCCTTAAAAATGAAACAGGCACCCGAAGGTGCCCATTAAAACTTATCGAAATCACTCTGGTCTGCGACGCGCCTGTATTTCACAGAGTCGTTGCCCTTCTCTGTCCAGATATCCAGTACGAGACCGATCGTAAAAAGATCCAAGTCCCGTACGGATATCCCGATCTCACAACAGCGCAGAAGGAACAGCGGCGTCGTCATTTCCCGCTCACTTCTGCCTGTCTTTTTTTTGCTTCCACCTCGGTCTCCAGATTCTGGCCCCAGAGCTCCAAGATCTCCGGAAGCACCTCATAGATGGAAAACATCTCGAACTGATCCAGCCATTCGTCGATAGTCTTCGGAATCGACGGATCAGCATGGAGCGCCATGATATAGGCGACATTCTCGAAAATCTCCAAATCATCGATCTGGAATTCCTCCTCGCCGCCCTTTCTCTTGTTGTAGGCCTTCTCCAGCTTTGTCAGATCCCTGAAGATATCCCTCTTGAACTTTGCACGGTACAGTCTCGGGATGGTCGCGGACGAGCGGAACTTCACCGGCTGCCCGCTGATTTCTATTGTCTTTTCCAGCATGGCTCTCCCTCCTTACACCGTTTCCTTGGTCTTTGCCTTGGTCGCATTTGCAGTCTCTGTCTTCACCGCATCATTTGCCGCAGCCTCCGCCGGGATATACACTTCCTTGTACCAGTTGTTATAGGTGTCCGTACTGGTGTTATCACCCGTCCTTGCCTTCACAAGGCCATCCGTTCTCGGGTCAGCGGTGATGGAAAGCGTCTCCGTTCCCGGCTCGATGGACTCTTCCTTCGTCTGGGATGCAATGGACGGGCGGGATGCCGTGCAGTTATACAGAACGTGCCTGATGCACTTCTCATCCCCGTCAAATTCAAACAGGAGCGCGAACTTCACATCCGAGGAGTGGTTGTTCGTCTCTACCAGCACCCCGTTCGCGTCCTGTGCCTCCTGCAGGATATTCTCGCGGAACCAGTCCGTGATGAGCGCCATCTCCAGATCTCCGGAGTATCCGTTGTTTGCAAACGCCCTGTAATAAACGATGCCGTCTGCGTAGAAGGGACTCGAGTCACCCTCCGCATCAAGGCTAAGGCTCACAGCACCCGGAATCGACTGCGGTGTCCCATAGCTGTAAGTCGTCTCATTGTCCGTGGTCGTTTCGGTCTGCACCGCGACATGGACATTCTTTAAGTTGTATAAAACCTTATTCGCCATAGCTTTATGCCTCCCTGTCAAATGAATACAAAACTTCGTACAGTTTCTCGGAGTCGATATAGACTTCCGTTTTGGAATAGAAAATCTCATGCGCATCGAGCACCGCTTCTACCTTTTCTTCCACTCCCGGATCCTTGATATCCGTATAAAGCTCGATGTGCACCTGATTTACTTTGAAATATGCCTTCCCGTCCG